CCTTATTTAACTTGTGGCTTATCCCCTACACTGGGGAGGTATCCACTGTTTGTGAAACTCGGCGGCCCCCTACCCATCCTTCAGCCAGGATAGGGGACTAGAAAACACGAAGCCGGTCAGGCTGCCTTGATCGCCATCCTCGCAAGCGCGCCTGCCAGACTGCTCAAACCTCCTGATACTCCTGCGGCAGCACGTCCTTCAATCTCTCCTAACATAGCGTCGCCAACCGAAGTGACCACATCTGCAAATGAGATGCGGGGTATTCGGTGCAACACTGATAGGATTGAATCCAGAGTGGCCGTGGGGTATACAGTTGGAAGAGCGCTGGTCGGGCGTGCCAAAAGCGAGTATTGTGGGTTCGGTACTGCCTCAACGTGATAGATGAGCTCGAGAGTTCCCACCTGGGTACTAGCCGTAAAGCCAGTGCCCCCGATGATCATACTCTCGTGCCCACCCACACGGTAGGGCGAGAAATCGACACCAAGCTGTTGGGTTGCATAGGTGGTAAGCGTGGCGCTACCTGTGTTGAAGGCAACATCCATCGAGTCAGTTCCCACGGCCCGGAAGGCCATGTTCTTGAACTCTCTGGCTGCGCCCTCAAAAGGCATGCCACGTAGATGCAATCCGCGAGCTGCAATCTCGGAAGCGCTCGACACCGCATGGTATGGAATGTTCGGAAGTCGATCAATCGTGATAGAGCAAGTATTCGCATCAGTGCCGCCACTGTAGGGCAGCCCCAGGTGGTCTAGGTACGACGTCAAAGTATTCCTCGGGGCAATCTGACTCCAGTAAGATGAATTACTGGCAGTAGTGCCGTCGAATTGTACGATGACCGGACCAGGGGACAACGCAGGGGCAATGCCTTTCAGCGGCATCACTGCGGAAGTAAACTCTCCAGGACTGTTGACTCCAGAAGCCACTCGCAAACGTGCGCCATAGGCGACGACTCGGAATTTGCTGTACGCCTGTGATAGGTCCTCAATGTTAAACCCAGCCCCGCGCTTTCCGGTGACAGTAGTCGGCCCATAGTAGACATTACTTGCTGTAGTAGGGTCTGCTAGGGCCAACGATGCTGTACCGAGGGAACCGCGGGTGGTAAAAACAGAGGTCGCTAAACACGGGAGAACAACAGCATCGAGCTCGCCGTTGGTGTCCGTTGTGAGTGCCAACTTGCGTGTGAGCGCGAAGGTGACTGTCGTGTTTGGGTTGCCATCAGGCAGGCGGGCGCCCTCGGCCGCCCGGGCGAATGGCGTGCGCACCGCCGCGCCGAGGCTGCCGGGAATTTGAATTCCGGCGAGTCCTCGGTGCTTGCGGTTGCGCATTCTCACTCCTTGGGCGTGGGGCTGCTTGCGTGCTCTGGTGGTCGCGTGGGCCTGTTTGGCCTTCTTGCTTGCGTTCGGCATGAATCTTTCTGACGGGGCTGGGCTCAGCAGCAGGGACGACCGTGCCGCTGTTGTCTGCCGATCCCGGCAGCAACTGCTTTACGATGTCGCTATTGTCCAAAACCCCACAAGGCAGTTCCTCGAGTGTCGTCGCACGGTCGATCTGTGCGAGGATCTCCTCGAGTAGTTCCCTGTCGATGCCAGTTTGGCAACACCAGTCGTCGACGATCTCGGTCCGCAGAGCCAAGCGCGACGTATGAGACGTCTCCTCAAAACCAATCTTGAACTGCTCCTCTCTTGTCATCGCTCGCACGTTGACATCCCCGCTAAGCAGGGCGACCTTGGTAAACCAAGGTCCGAGAAGAGGGTCGCTCAAGGTTGATGACGATAACGCTCCGGCGGCCTTATTCGCGGCGGCAACAGCAACGGGGACTCCACGATTGGTCGTCAAGTGACATTTCTGTACTTGACGCCAAAAGTCGGGCATCCGGCGGCCGCCATAGAAAAAGGCACCGTAGTGAAATTCGCCGAGGAACGAGACAGGATCTGGGGTTGTCCTGACGATCAGTTTCTGATCCATTGCTAAGTCACGCAAAGCAACGACGCGGGATTCAGCCAATCCGGGAATTGGCAACGCGATCGACACGGAGTCATCGCCGCAGTAAACACCGAGGCAAGCGAAAGCTTGCCATGGAGTGAGACCACACCTGCGAAGAGCGCAATAATCACCGAAGGACACTTTGAGGATGTTCTTCAATGTCGTAGCGCTCGTTCCGGAGATCAGCTCCCACAACGCAGTGTATTGATATCCTTCCGCCATCTTCACCGTAAACCCCGCAGCTTCTTGACGAAGCAGGGAGCGTAGGAGAGGACGCATCTCAGGGATAATCAATCCAAGCATTATGGGATCCGTGATATTATCACGATGCCATCTCTTTTCGGAACCATCACAGTTTGTAATGTCTCCCTCGTGGGTAACCTCCAGAGTCGTGAAGCCAAACAACGCCCGGATCTCGTCTGGACAAGCCAGACCAGTCGAGACGGAGTTGACACGCTCTTCGATTTCCGCCGGTGTCCGTCCACAACCGACCCATTTGAACTCCTGTTTAAGGTGTTCCATGATAGCCAGTGTGAACAGTGCGAGTGGTGCGTTGTGGTCTCCATCACAATTGACGATCTGTCGGGGCTTGTAACCTGGTTCGCCTTTCATGAACCCACGCATCACGCGGGATTCTCCGGGCTGAAACAAGGTATGAAGTTCTCCGATAGTCTTCGCCTGTGACGGACGTTTCCAACGCTCCGCAAGCTCTGCGACATCCAACGGGTTAACCGAACCCCCATGCTCACCAATAACAAGTTTCCGGTACTCTGCCGCAAACGAACGCATCTCCTGAGGAAAGGCATGATCCGCAAATTTCTTCTGCGTGTCTTTCACTCTGACTTGATGCGCCGTCGCGGCATTTGCCAGACACTTGTAAGGTGTGGGGATTGGGAGGGTAACCAAAGCCGGTGCAAATGCAACGCTGACCTCGCCACCAGTGCCGGAATCTCCGGAGCCAGCTGGGTGCGAACAGACGTAGTGTTGAGCGGGTGTGATGCCGAAAAACCGGATTGCTCCAGTAGGCATTAAAAGACCGGCGCCGTCCGGGGTCCAACCACGTTTGAGTAATGCAAACATGATCGGAGCCCACTTAATGCGCCCGTCCTTCGTAGCCTTGTTTTCCGACACCGCCATCCATTTCTCAACATCAACGACATGTTTCAACCCAACGGCCTTGGCCTTTTCGGCCCAACCGATGTAGTCAATCTTGCTGACGTCCAACGCCTCAAACGTCCCGGGACACCCGACAGACATACAACCCGTTCCAATGTCAACCACAGGAATCGAACCCACCATGCACTCAAATCGCTGAAGCGACGTCACGGGAGATTTCGTCCAGTACGGGTAAGCAACACTCGATGCGGGCACGAGCACGACCAAGCGCCGGCCGGACGGGCAAGACCGCTGCTCAACATAATATGTCAAACAGTTGCCAAACCAGTCCACTGCCTGCACAGTGTCGTGTCCGTAGTCCCACAGCGGATGCTCGTAGACCGCTCCTCCATTCACACGGCAATGAAGCAATGTTCCTGAGTAAGAAGCGTTCCCGGCGGCATCTGTGTACTTGCCTTGGCGCAATTCCCATGAAGAATCGTTGACTACCGAAGCCGCTGCAGTCGGGGCGAAGCTATAGAGCGCGATAGGGCGCCCGAACTTCAACCACCAACGCATGTCGGTGAAGTAATCAACATCGATCATCACGATGCAGCTGTCTTCGGGCAGCGGGTCGCAGTATATCTCTCGCTCGAGCAAGTCTTTCGACATGTACGGCAATCGACATCCTACGGCACGGCCGCCCGAGTCCTTGTGGTCACGAGCCCCGGCAGACACCACGTATGGTGTCAATCCAGAAGCAACGATTGACTCACGAAGGGCAATAGACAAGCTGGTTCGTTCTGATGCTGCATTCGCATGGGAGTGGCCTTGTGGCTGACCAACGAGTTGGATGTTGTTCAGTTTCCCGAGCAACGTCTTTCGCAAATCCGTGTCGAACATTCGTTTGTTCTGCTGCAACGCTCTCATCTGTGCATCGAATGAAAAACGAGTCCACCAGTCCGCCGTCCGAAGAATCAACCTCGGAATGGACGGGCGCTGGGGCCTCATGTTCCACTCAAATTGGATGCTCACTGGGTAATGGGTATTAATCCGAAAACCTTCGTAAACTTCCTTGACCTTACGGTCAACCACGATGAAAACGCCGGCAGCTTTCTTAACAGCTGTCCAGGCACGGGGTGCGATTGAGTGTTTCTCACCCCAAGCCAGTGTCTCGAAATGGTAATCGCGGTATGCGTCACCAAAGAAAAACTTCGGGGGGGGGTCTTGCTGAATCCAACCTGAGGAAGAACCGTCGTCTACGCACGACGGGCTTTTTGTTTCACACGCTAATCCACTCTCCTCTCGTGGGTTCTCGTTGACCACCCAACCGGGGCCATAATGGCCACCGACTGAGAAGTCAGCATTAGCGTAGCTCTCCGACTCACCGTATTCATACGGAGAGCTGGAAGAACTCTTGCTCGTGGCATCAGCGCACACGAACGGGCTCAGGTTACGTAGACCGAGCATGGACATCAGTCCAGATAATCCAGTGGGTTTCAACACCATTGGCT